GCACAAGTCAAAGTCTTTTCTGGGACGCTTCGGCGGAGTCTTTGGGTATTGGTACGAGTTCCGTAGCCACTAAGCTACACGTCATGGGCAACAGTACCGTCAGAAATACTTTAGTTTCCACACTAACTTTGGACGCTGGAATTTCAGCACAAAATCCTTATACAAACTTTGGCACAGGGATTGATTTCAAAGGTAGAGATTATAGCAATGCTATCAGAAACTACGGTGGAATTTATTCAATAATGATTGGCAACACCTCGTCTACCACTCCCGCTGGTGATGCTGGATTTAATTCGGCGTTGACTTTTTACACTAACACTGGAGGAGCAAGCGGGACTAATCCAACGGAGAAGATGCGCCTCGATGCCAGCGGGACACTACTGGTGGGTCGTACAGGTTCGTCAGGACTTGGAAAACTAAATGTTGAAGGCGGTGCAGATTTCACTGGTGGTGACGTATACCTGTGCCGAGACAGCGGGAACGTGAGTATTGGGGGGACTACAGGTGAACGATTAACCGTTACTGCACCAAATCCTACCGACGGTCTTGTGGCAAGTTTGAGAAACAGCGGTACTTCTGGTTTAACAGGTACTAAACTTTGGTTTAATCAAAATACAGTAGATAACTGGAACATTGGACAACCCGCAGGAGTTAATGCGTTTGTATTTTGCAACTCTACAGGCAGTACCACAGAACGTATGCGCATCGATGCCAGCGGGAACTTGCTGGTGGGTGTGTCTACCGCTCAAAGTTTTTCAGGCGTTACCGCAGCACAGAATTTTGTTACACCAACAAATGGAAATTGGGCGGCTGGATTTCGTAACACAACTACAACCACCCCGTGGGGCGTAGCGATTGATTATACTGGCGCGAATCCTAATAACTATTCAAGCGACTTTTTGTATTGCAGTGCTGGTGGACTGAGGTTTTCTGTAATGTCAAATGGTGGTATCAAAAACTATCAAGCCAATGATTCCAACCTTTCTGATCGCCGTGAGAAGACCAACTTCTCGCCAGCCAAATCATATCTGGATGCAATTTGTGCTATCCCTGTTCAGACGTTTAATTACATAGACCAAAACATGGAAGACGATCCCAGTGTGACGCTAGGTGTCGTAGCACAAGACGTTCAAACCGTTGCGCCTGAGCTTGTAATGGAGTCGAACTGGGGTACAGAAGAAGACCCTAAGATGCGCCTATCGATCTATCAGACCGATTTGCAATATGCGCTGATGAAATGTATCCAAGAGCAACAAGCCACCATTGAGGCATTAACCGCCCGTATCGCGGCACTAGAATCTTAAAGGAGAAACAACATGACAACAGTATGGCAAATCAGCCAAATGGAAAGAACGCTTGCAGACGGTGGCGTAGTCGTATGTCACTGGCGAGCTAACGCATCAGAAACCGTAGGAGAAGGCGATGACGCTGTGACCTACTCAGCTACCAACTACGGCACTTGCGGCTTCACACCAGATCCTAGCAGCTCAGACTACGTTCCTTACGACGACATCACTGAAGAAGTAGCTTTAGGCTGGTGCTGGGCTAACGGTGTTGACAAGGATGCAATTGAAGCGTCACTGGCTGCTAACATTGAAGCACAGAAGAACCCAACGCAAGCATCAGGAGTACCGTGGTAAACTAAAACAAGGAGAAATACAATGGCTGAGAAAAAAACAACGCCAATTTCAGTAGACGGTGTAGAATACACTCTGGAAGACATGAGCCCAGAACAACAGACAATGGTTAATCACATTAGCGATTTAGATCGCAAAGTGAGGTCAACTCAATTCAATTTAGATCAACTCAATGTAGGCAGACAAGCCTTTGTTGAAATGTTGAGCAAGTCGCTTAAAGAACCAGTCTTTGAGCCAGTAGATGAATAGGTGAATCATGCAAGAAGAAGCCAAGACAGTTATTGACGGTCTAGCCGTTTCGGGAACCGTTGCGACAATGGCTGGTTGGCTTCCGCCGCTTGCATCTGCTTTAACTATCGTCTGGTTATCCATTCGGATCTGGGAGTCTCCTACGGTTCAGAAAATGTTTAACCGAGATGCCTGATGGAGACTTGGGAAATCATAGTTCAAAGCTGGCCCGTTGCAGCAGGGGTATTTCTCCTTATTCTGACTATTGGCAAGATTCTTAACCGTCTTGACGTTTTAGAGGCCAAGATGATTGAGGCTTGGAAAGCTATAAACGAACTAATAAGGAAATAACTATGGGTATTTTTGCATATTTAGATATGGTTCCAGTGATCATTGCTTGCGCTTCTACGCTGGCTGCGATGACTCCTACTCCTAAAGATGACGAGATGGTTAGTCGTTTAGGAAAGGTCTGGGCAAAGATGTACAAGGTTATTGACATCCTAGCTCTGAACATTTTCAAGGCTAAAGATAAATAAACCGCATTAAAGTGTTCCAATGGCGCAGAAATACGCGCGAGAAAAAGAAGAATTAGGTTTAAACGATGTTTAAATATTTCAAGCTAGAAGAATTTGCTTGCCAAGAGACGGGTGAGAATGAGATCTCAGAAGAATTTGTTCACGCACTGGACTCATTACGTTTTGAAGCTGGGTTTCCTTTTGTCATTACGTCTGGCTATCGGTCTCCTCGTCACAGTCTTGAAGTTAAAAAGCCTAATGGCGGAGGACAGCACACGACAGGCAGGGCTGCTGATATTGCTGTTAGCGGTGGGTCTCAGCGTTATCGTCTGGTTGCCGCAGCTATTAAGCTTGGATTCAGTGGCATCGGCGTGGCAAAAGGATTTGTCCATGTAGATACTAGGACAACTACCCCTGTAATATGGGGGTATTAAAAAAGGCCCACCGAAGTGGGCCATGTGCGGAGGAAGCACGAGAATCCGAGAAGCATAGCACGTTCCTACCGTAAATTAATCATTCCGTTTGTTGACTTATTCATCATAATTGTTAAAATCTTACCTCCAATCATGATTTGTATGGAGGAAGACGATGGAACAATCCGAAAACATAGCAGAAATCTCTGCTGCGATAAGTAAAGCCCAAGGCGAAATTCGCAATCCTGCGAAGAACACCAAGAACGCATTCTTCAAGAACGAATACGCCGATCTAACGGCTGTTTTGAACTGTATCCGACCAGTGGCTTCTGCTAACGGTTTGACGTTCATGCAGGGCGTGGAGGCGTATGGTGACAGGGTGGCGGTTACGTCACAGATCACGCATTCAAGTGGTCAGTGGATCCGTCAGGTTGCTAGTGTGGCTTTATCGACTAGCAGTAAAAACCCGATCCAAGATCTTGGGTCTATCTCAACCTATCTCAAAAGATATCAAAGTCAGTCTATGTGGGCCATTTGTGCCGATGAAGATACTGACGCTCAAGATCTGACTATTGGGATTGAGAACATCTCAGATCAAAAGGCCGCGCACATAGATGCAATGATCGATTCTACAAAGTCGAGCAAGGCTAAGTTTCTTGAAATATACAATGTGTCTGATCTGAAACAATTAAGCGAAGATCAATACGACCGAGCAGTCAAGCAGCTTCAAACCAAGAAGCAGAAGCAAGTCAAATGAAGATCCACAACGTCGAGCAAGGCACTGAGGCGTGGTTTGATCTCCGATTAGGTATGCCGTCAGCGTCTAAGTTCAAAGACATTGTGACCCCTAAAGGCAAGGCTTCTGCGAGCGGTGAGAAGTACATGTATGAGCTTCTTGCAGAAAGGTTAAGCGGTAAACGGATTGAGACGTTCAAGAGTCAGTGGATGCAGCGTGGTAATGATTTAGAACCAGAGGCGGCTACCGTCTTTGAGTTTCAGACAGATTTAACCTGCCGAGAAGTTGGGTTTGTAACCAACGATGATGAAACAGTTGGTTGCAGTCCCGACAGGTTAGTTGACGGGGTTGGGTTGGAGATTAAATGCCCAAGTCATCCTGTTCACGTTAAGTATCTAGTCGATTACGCCAACAACGGAACTATGCCTTCGGAGTATTACGCTCAGGTTCAAGGAACGATGTGGCTAATGGATTTTGATCGGTATTATTTCATGTCTTACCATCCAGAACTTCCGAATCTGATTATGGAAGTAAAACGTGATGATGATTTTATTGCTGGGCTTTCAGCGGCAATCGAAAAACTTCTGGAAGATTTAACCTTAAACTTTGGAAAAATAGGAAGTATGTATGGAGTATGACAATCGAGGAAAAGTAAGCCTTTGGAAAAGTGACGAAGACGGCATTAGGCCAATCCTTAGCGGAAAGGTAGTTGCTCACCGAAACATTAAGGAAGGCGAGACAATCGACATTGCTTTGTGGAAACGTGATGGTGCAGCGGGTAATCAGCCTGTCATGACTGGCAAGATCCAAGATGTTTACAGTGCGCCAACTTCAGCGAGTCTTGAAGATGACTTGCCGTTTTGATTTCGGCAAAAGCCTGAGATTAGCACAGGTCAAGTTGGGGGTCAGTTCTTCGGAACTGGCTGCCGACATGGGGATCACTAAGCAGCAAGTGTCTCAGTGGCGGTATCGCGAAGACGCAAAGTTGAGCTTGGTGGTGAAGGTTTGCAAGCATCTTAAAATGGATGCTTATGACTTCTTGAGGTTAGCAGGTGAATAGCTTGAAGCGCTTGGCGATAATAATTCGCTTGATTATCAGTGCGGGTGAATATCGCGCATTCATAGTTCGTCCATTCGTCTGCGCGGGTTTGATTGTTGTAGAACTTGACCCCCAATCGGAGGCCAAACCCAGTTGACTCGCCAGCTTTAAATTCTCTGGCGTTGTCGTTCAGCTTACTCGTTACACTAATGCTCAATTGCTCTCTCCTTCGTTGACATACAGCTTTCTGAAATCCGCTGACTTCATGATTTCGCGCTCAAAAGTGGTGTTGTTTTCTTGGCACCATTGCTCGTAGGTTTTTTCTGGCTCGCCTTTTGGCAGATCCTCGCCAGCGTAAATGTAAGAGCCTAGCCCATGCATTGACAAGCCTTTGGTCAAGCATCGCATCTTGGCGGTGTTGATTTGAAAGGCGTTGGGGTTTTTGACAGCGTTTTTTCGATGATCCATTACGGGCAACCACATTTCGTGACTTATGCCCTCAATCGTTACAATGCAGTGAACTGTCATGGTCTCGTCTTTGTGGATCTCGTTTGCCAAAAAAGCATACGTTGCCTCTGGGTAATGCTGCTTGGTAACAGCCCAAGCCCAAGCCCATGACAGGTAGGTTAAGTTGCCCTTGCTTTCGGTGTGGTCGTTTACATTAATTGAGCTTAGTGTTTGCCATATACTCATCGTATCTCTCCTTTTGTTCAGATAGTAAAGTTTCTAATCGGTCTG